GTTAATCATTTTAACTTCTTTCTTAAAGTCTTTAAATGAAAGAGTTCCATCCAAGAAACTTTCTTGCATTTTCTCACATTTTTCAAGACATTCTGAGTAAACTTCTCTTATATCTGCGCTTACTCTTTTTTTATTGCTGAAGTTAAAGCTATCTTGATGATTATCAAGTGACCAACCAGCCTTTGTCCAACCTTGATTATAAGTAACTATTTTAGGCGATGTACAAAGCTCATTATAGTCTTTCTTCATCTTATTTGTGATATTAATAAGAGGCTTTTCTCTATCTATGTTGAGAGTAGTATCTATATGCTTTTCCATAGGTAATCCATTATGTTTCCAAAAGCTAACTCTAAATAAATACTCTTCTTTTAGATTGATAACTAACGCTAAAGAATAGCTTTCATTTTTCCATGCATCTATTTCTTTCTCATCAGTCCCACTCCAAAATGCTCCCATAGTATGATGTGAATGCCACCAGACAAACTTCATATTCTTGTCTTTATATTGCATAGCATATTTCATCATATACTTACTAACAGCCTCTCCATCAAGCTCAGTGTTAGTCCCAGTGTTCTCTTGTTTAAGTATTTCAACATTTCCCACCTTAATCGTACCATCTTTCTGTGGTATTGCTGTCATTAAACCAGATATTTCATTTTTATCCTCTTCGTAAGCTATTGTAGCCCACGCTTGAAGATTATACCAGTCTTTCTCTGATATATGGAATATATCTTCTATATTCATTATGCACTCCTTTCTGAGCTATTAGCCCAATTTTTCATCATCTCTTTCATTTTATCATCACTTGTTATAATATCATCTACATATTCTGCTTTCTCATCTTCTATGAAGTTATGTTTTTCAAGATAAGTGAATACGTAATTGCAATCATAAGGATTCAACTCATTTATCATATCTTCATTTGTTTCATCTATGAATCTAAAACCATTACTATAAGGTCTATTCATAAAGTAATTAAATAAAGCATATGTAACAGATTTTTGTGTCTCTTTAATATCTGTTATTTGATTGTCTCCTTCTTGAGAGCTATTTCTACTTATTCCTATACTCTGTCCAGTAAGAGTACTAACTTCTTCACTTATAGTCCATATTGAATTAGGATTCTCAGCATCACGCATAATATTATCTAATAATAATATTACTAAAGATTCTGTTTTGTAATAATATTCAGTATCTTGTAATTGAATATGCGTCTTTCTCTTTACATATTCATTATTAAGACCTCTATATTTACATTCAACTTCATCTAGATAAGAAACATAGTACGCACTAGCCTCAATATAGTCTAAATCAAGTAATCTGATTTTACTTTC